CACCGGTTGTTCAGGCTGGTGCGTTGTTATTATCGCTCACTGATATTGATTTATCAACGCGAGAAAAGGCCTCCGGAGAGGCCTGATTGTTACTGCTGCTCGCTTCTTATCGTACCGCCATTGAAGAGCGATAATGGGCATGGAACGCCGATAGGATGCCTCCCGTTGCAGATGAAGCACCTAATACCGTTGTAAGGTATCGGGATCTGGCTGCCTGTCCCACCAAGTGGCGCTTCATTGACGGCATCCCTAAACGACACCGCTACAACCTCCCCACCGAAAACCTCCATGTGAGCGTGAACAGGAGGCTCTTTCCCATCTTCGAACTCAACGACAAACGTCATTCTGCCCATCACTTCACCTCCTGCTGCGGTGCTGCTGGCAATGGCATCCATAGCTCTACATCCCGGCAGGTTGTCTCAAAGAACTCGCCTTTCCCACGCGCTGCTGAGAAAAAGTCACCTTCTCGATATTGCGCCTCACAAACGAAATACCCATCGTCAACCACAAGCACGATGTCGTTCTCCACCGGCATCCGCTCACTGCACGGAATCCAGCCCTGCACAGGTTCTGCACCCTGAAGCATGGCGGCGCGGAAATCCGCAATCCCTTTTCTTGCCCGATGCCATGCCTCATGGTCGCGATCGGATATGCGCAGCACCTCCTCTATCGCGGAAAGTAATTCGTTTGACGGCACCACCGCTGGCTGCGGTAACTGTGGTGCTGCGTAGAGCAAGACCTCATCACCAGCGTCAATGCCTTTGAAGTCAGGTGGCATTACGTTAGCCATTTCTCCGCGCTTAAGCCCTTCTATTTCGCTTTTGTCTGTGATGCCAACCGGCTCCTGCTCCATGCTGGAGAGAAGCTGGCGGGCCATTTCCACAACTGCGGATGGTGCTACTCCAAATCCATTGCCAGAAATAATATCTTTCATAAACTGTTTCGTAAATTCAGCCATATCCCTACCCCCCTTGATGCTGATGCCAGCGGAATTTAACGCCACCCTAACCTGATGCTCCACCTCCTTCGCGAATTCGTCCTGGTAGATTTCTGTGTAGTCAGGAAGCTTCACCTCCCGCGCCTCCAGCTCATCGACCCGGCTCTCTGCGGCTTCGGCTTTTCTCCTTAACGCCTCGCTACAACCTTCAGCTTTTCGGATTGCTAACTCCAAATGTTTATTCAGCGCATCTGCGGCTTCCAGCTCATCCAGCAGCGCCAGCAAGGTTGAGGGGTTGGCTGAGGCGATGAAATTGGCGTCTGCCTTGTGCAGCGCAAGGCCATAGTCGCTAGCCAGTTGCTCTTCATTCCACCAGGTTTCCCCTTCCTCTGAGATGGCCTTTTCCGCCGCTTCACGCAGCGCCTGTTTGTTGATGTTGCTCATCGGGCTACTCCCTGCTTCTGCTTGTTGTATACGGCCCAGCTCAGAGCATCGAGCTTATTGCGGCCTGCTTTGTCGTACATGTGGATGCCGTCTTTGCAGGCATGTTCCTGCTTCACCTGCTCCTCAAGCTCGTTGAGCTGCTCGAATGACAGCGTTGCCAGTTTCAGGCGATTCCAGCCGAAGTTACGGATGCGTGTCATTGGTCTGCCTCCTGGCGAAGTTGGGCGGCGAATGATATGGAATCATTGGCATTTTGTTCAAGCCAATCAACAAGCGACCCCATGTCAGTTACGGCCGGGTTGTCCAGTATGCTTTCGTATACCCGTTTAGACTCCTGAGCCCGCACTTCAGCCAGGAAGGCGTCGGTGGCCGGGGTTTTGATAGCGTCAAATTCTTCCATTGCAGCCTCAAGCGCCACCTGTTGGCAGGCCACTTCTGCGCGCCCCTGGGTTCCTGTACCTTCGCCATTTAAATCGTTATGCATCTCAGCAAGCTTGTCGCCAAACGATTTCAGCGCCGCATTCTCAGCAGCCAGCGACGAGCACTTGGCTTCCAGAGCGGCCACCACTTCCTGATGGTCTTTGTACTTGACGTATGAGCCGGAAATATCATCGCCCTCGGTGTTAAGCCATGCGTCGTTGCAATTCACTGCGTAGGTTCTAATGCTCATACTTCTGCTCTCCCGCCCCTGACTGAAGCCAGGCACTGATTGAATAGGTTGTTAAGAGGGTTGACTGTGTCACGGTTAGGCTGCTTTGAGATCTTCTTCGGCTCGATATCTGGCCGGTCTTCCGGGCGAACAAAGAAGTAGCGATAACGCTTCTCGAAGCCCTCACGACGCAAAGTTTTAACCCTGGTCATTTCGGTTAATGCCGAAGCTATCGCCCCTTTCTGGATGGTTGTGTCGCGACGGATATCAGACATGTAGCAGCCGGGGTGTTTGGTTATGTACTGGATGATTTCAGCGTATTGGCTGGAGTGTTTCATGCCGCCTCCCCGCGCAGTTCGCGCAAGTTATCCTCGGTCAGGGTCATGTTGCCGACTTCACGGCCCAGCGCCTTCTCCATCCGGTCTACGCAGCCACGTATGCGGTCATCTGCACTTCCGGGAACTGGCTGCGTGACATCTCAGTCAGCGTGTTGAACAGGTTCCGGTTCTTCGCCTGGCGAGCCTTCACCTTTGCGCAGGCCCGGAGGGATTCGCCAATCTTGCGACCGTCAGCCCGGGCGGCAGCGCGGCATAGCTCCAGCGTCAGGAGGGTTTCGGGGAACTCGCGATAATTTGAGTTCATGATGATTTGCATTGCTGTGTTCATACGTCAGCCCCTCTGTGATGGCGCCCGGTTGATGGTTTGCTGGTTGAGATGCGGCGAACTTCGTCCTGATCGCAAGGCATGAAGTGACCGTTCACGAATTTCTGGTAAACGGTGCCGAGCGTACCGAAGCGGTTTTTGGTCACGATAACCTCGGCATATGGCGCTGCCGGGGAATGCTCGTCGTACACGGCTTCGCGGTAGAGCATGATGATGCTGTCTGCGTCCTGCTCGATGCTGCCGGAGTCGCGCAGGTCGGCGTTGGTCGGGCGCTTATTCGGGCGCTTCTCAACGTCACGAGAAAGCTGGCTCAGAGAGATGACCGGGCACTTTAAATCCTTCGCCATCGCTTTCAGGCTGCCGGAGATATGGGCGATCGCCAGGTCGTTACGGTCGGCTTTCGGCTTGGATATCAGGCCGAGGTAGTCAACCAGGATCAGAGACAGCGCCGGATGCTCCTGCTTGTGCCGTTCGGCGATACTGCGGATCTCCTCGACGGTCAGTTTCGACGCATCGACCATCCAGACATCAAGGTCTTTCAGGTGGCAGATAGCGTTGTAAACCCGCGCCCAGCCTTCGTCATCCATGTTTGCCGGGTTACGCAGAACGCTGACGGACATGTTTTCTCGCCCGGCAATGCTTCGCTCTGCGAGTTGCAGGTTGCTCATCTCCATGCTGAAAATCAGCACACCGCGCAGGTTGTCAGTACCAGGCATCGGGCGGCTTGCCACGCCTTCGGCAATCTTTAGCGCCAGCTCGGTCTTGCCCATGCCAGGACGAGCCGCGATAATCACCAGATCTTCCGCGTTCATGCCGCCAGTGATGGCGTCCAGCTCGTCGATCCCGGTTTTCAGAGTGTCGGACTCATCGCCGTTCTTCAGCCGGTTCTCCAGCGTGTCGGTGTAGTCGTCCAGCACATCTCCGAGCCGTACCGGGGCAACCTCAGTTTTGGGCTTCCTGATGGTGCTCAGGCGGCGCATTAGTTCGTCCATTGCCGAGGCTGCGTTATCCAGCGTTCCGTTGCTTACGTCGCCGCGCAGCTCGTCGATTGCGCTCAGGAACATGCGGCGCTGATGCTGATCGCTAAGCATCCCGGCGTATCCGCGCAGGTTGGCGGCGCTGGGGCATGATCTGGCCGTTTCCATGATGTCAGCGAAGTGCGCATCACCACACTCTTCGGCAACCATCAGGGCGTCAATCAGTTTGCGGTTCCGGGCTTGCTTGCGGATCACCTCAAAGGCTTTCCGGTAGACCGGTATTGTGAAAGCGTCCGCTTCCATCCGGGCGAGAACGTCACTTGCGGACGGGGTCAGCCCGCCGAGCAGCAGCCCGCCGATCACACTTGCTTCGATATCCTGTCTCATGCCATCCCCCTGTCAGCGAATTTTGCTTCCCGCACTCCGGTCAGCGTGTCGTCCCTCAGCAGATAATCGAAGTCTGCTGTCCAGCCAGTGTTGTTATCCCCGAAGTAAAACGGCTTGGCCTGTTGCACGAACGCCCGGACGTACGCCCTGAACCCTTCGACATTTGGCGTCTTGAGCTGGGGAATGATTTTCTTCAGGCGGCGCTTGCGCTTCTCGTTGACTGCCACTGCGTGTGGGAGCCTTTCGCCCACTTCGGTGTTGTAGGCTGCCAGGAAGGATTCGTAGTCGATGCTGACTTTGGTTCTGGCTGTAAGTTTTCCACTTCCAGCGTCGCCCCCGTCAGGGGGTAAGGGGGTTTTATTTGTTTTATCTTTAGAGATATCTTTTGTGTGTTCCCTTTTGGTAACAGGCGCTGTAACCAATTTGGTAACGTTTTTTGTTCCCGATTTGGTAACAAAGTTATCAGCTTGGGAACACTCAGGAATTTCCCACTCATGGATGTTCTTGTTTGGTCCAATCATCCCGTTTTCTGAGATGAGAACCTTCATAGAAATCAACTCGTTCTTAGCTATGCAAGCCTTAGGGCGACTGATCCGGGCAATCTCTGCGATCTGGCTATCAGCAATGCGGTCCATTTTCTTTTTGAAGCCGTAGGTTTTACGGCATACCGCATGTGCAACCTTAGCCTGATTGCGTGTCAGATTTGCTCCAATCAGTTCCTCATACAGCCTCATAGCGATCATGATGAACCCATCATCGAGATCAGCCACCTGGCGCTCCACGACCGCTTCTGCAGGTCTGTAATCTGCAAATTTAACGACGCCCATGCTTCACCCCTGATGTGATCAGTGCCAGTCGGATAACGCCAATCAGACGCTCTGCAAACGCCCGGTTCTTTGACGCTGTGACAACTAAACCTTCCGGCTCGGCGGGATGGCGCCGCTCCTCTTTTTCCTGGTACTTTCTGCGAGCTTTTGTCATAATTACTCCCGTTACCTGACGTAACACAGTGTGTTGAGAGCCTTTGAAGTGACCGCTTCAAGGGCTTTCGCTTTTTTGGTAGTACCCATCACATAACTCCCAGCATTGAAGTCACCATCGTCATGAGTGGGCCTACCTGGTCCGGCATGAGCCTGAACAGTGCTGCTATACCCTCGCTTACCTCTTTCAGCTTCTGATGCTCTGGCGCGTCCAGCATGACGGCTTGCTTCGCTTCCGATACTTCCTTCTCGGCCTCTGCCAACCTGACCAGCTTGCAGTCAGCGCCAACCAGCTTTGTGCGGTACTCAATCGGCAGAACGGCCATGATTGCGGGTGTCAGCTGGCGCACGTTCTCGCGGTATTGCTCTGAGTCGAATCGGTTATCGAGGAAGCGGAACAGCTTCTGGCGCTGACGGCTTACATCTTTCGGGAAGGTGATATCCACCCCACCCTGCTCCCGGTACTCATTGACGATCAGCATCGTCACCACGTCCTGACCCTGAGAAGCTGCCCATGAGCGGATCGCATTGCGGATCGCGTCGTGGTTATCTTCTTGTTTTTGCTGAGCGCGATTTATCATCACGCCGGGCGAAAATGCGATACTCTGTTGATAAGTAAGTGATT